CGTGAGGTAAATCACCTTTTTCTTGTGCATCTAATAGTTCATTTATATATTCTGTAATTTGCTCAATATACTCAAAATCACTATTAAAAAGGTAGTCTCCGTCTTTATTAAACCCCATTAATTCGGCGTGGTCCCAACTCCATTTTTGTTCTGTGATGATAAATACGGGAACAACTCCTTTCTTTTGTGCATCCACAGCCGATTTCACTAATGCAGTAGTTTTACCCGTATCACTATGTCCTAATAACATATTGATATGTCCCATTGCAGGACCTGGAATACCACAAGCATCCAAGAAAGCATCACCCAAATCGAAGAAACGGTCTGGTTTATATTCTGCCTCTTTTGAGAATTTCTTTTTGATTGCCGAAAAGTCTGTTTTTTTAATACCTGCCATGTTTTTGTTTTTAAAAATAGGGTGGATATTTCACCACCCCGTGAATAATTAGAACGGTAAATCACCATCCACTTCAGCGTCGTCTTGTGGGTCAACCACAGAAGTAGAAGATTTCGGTGCTCCGATAGTTTCTTCTGTTGTCAAATTAGAAACCCATTTGCTACTTGCGGTGTCCCAACGTGGAACCTCACCTCTCGCAACCATTTCCAAATAATCTTCACCCTTTTTAGAGTAAACATCAGACCAAGTTAATTCATCTTCTAACCACGTTTTTGCAACGTCAGCGTCAGTATGTAATGGACTTGGGTCATCATTTAATACTGAATTAATAACTGTATACTCTTTTCCTGTACCTGCCTTAGTTAAAGTTAAAGACAAGATTAAGTCACGACCTGTTTCCGCATTGGTAACATCACCTTTATTACGGAAGATTGGGAATACTTTGTCGATAACACCATCACCTTTATGGTTGTGTTTGAATCTCCAAAATTTAACTCCGTCAGATTCGTGGTCTCTATCTATAACTTTAACGATATAGAATTTACGAGAACGATATTGACGTGCCGCTTCTCTATCGGCTTCAACACCTGTACCCATTAAAGCTTCATTAACCTCATTTAATGGTGAACGTTTTCCTTCTTGTTTTGGGTCATATAATTTAACCCATTTTCCATCCACTTGAATTTCGTGGAAATAAACCTCAACAAACGGAGAAGAACCGTCTTTTGTTGGTAAAATACGAATACGTCTTTCTTCACCCTTAGAACCCTTAGGTAATACAGTTGTAAAATAACGTTTCATTCTGTCCTCAGAGGACATTTTGTTGTTGTTGCCACTTGTGGCGTTTTTGTTTTTCTCGTACTGTGCAAGTACTGCGTCAAATGTAGACATGTGATTTTGATTTAAATTTTAATAATCATTTATGTTATAATATACATAAAAAAACCCAGACTGTGAAATCTGGGTTGAATTATTTTTGAAGTATTTTTTTACTACCATTTAATCGTATATCTTGGGTAAGTACCCATATTTTCAGTATTTTTATTTACTGTGTATCCAGCCGTAATTAATGATCCTGTTAATGTATCGTTAATATAATTACCCTCAACTACCACAGAAAATAAACCGTTACCCGCTGCAGTTCCGATTACTGTATCGATATATGTTAATCCTGTAAATGCATTGACTGATGTTGTACGTCTTGTTGATGCGTTTGTTACTGCCATTTCTAATATTTTTTAATTTTTATTCTAATGTTAATAGATATTGTAGTTTATTTACTTCACCTAAGATTTCATCTCTAATATTTAAAAGATTAGTATCTGTAGGTTCAAATTCGTCCGTAAATTGAATTAGTGCGTCTTTGGTTGTTTTCAACATTCCTTTAAGGTCAAGTTCCGCTAAGTTCTGTAAGTTGATTGTTTTACTTTCCTCATCCAACTCAAAACGACCGTATTTTCCCATTGACTCTTCAACAAATCTATCAATTAAATCCCCTAATGCATCATATATTCCACCAAATGCATTGTGTCTTGCAAACGCCTTAGTTTGCCAATGGTTAATTTTAAATTGTAATTGAACCTCTAAAAGGAACTTTACTTTAGTAGCTATATTCATCTTTATCTTCTTCTGGATTAAACGATGCTTTTATTGTTGGGTTGTAATTTTCAACGTCATCCTTAGTTAAAATGTATTCATTTTTTCCACTCGCTCTCATTTCATCTTGTTTGTGGTCAAAAAATTCAGCAGGTTTTTCATTAAATGGATACGAATCTAATGAACGCATTTCTAATTTTTCAACAGGAGTTTCAGGTTTGATTTGTTGAACCTCTATACCCAATTGGTCAATCTTAGCCATAACTTGGTCCATTTGTACAAGTTTTTGTTCTAAGTCACCTAATTTAGTAAACACGTCATCCATTTTACTAACAATAGTACCATGGTCTTGTTGTTTATCTTCTAAATCTTTCTTTATACTTTTAGTCATATCAACTAAATCTGTGATATCAATTTCTTCTGTACTATCCATTTCAGGTGATGATGTGGTGTCCATAGACATATCAGGTGTTGGTGGTAAATCCGTAGCAACATCACCAGCCGGTGGTGGAGGGGGAACATCCGTAGGTGCCACAGCATCTGGTGCTGGTGGAACATCTGTTGGAGGTGCGTCTTGCTCCATTATCATCGTTTTACCATATTTGTTAATGGCATTGTAACGATTTAATTCTTCTTGTAATTTTTTTTCTAACATAGTATTAATCTTGTAATAATTGTCTACCGTCGTTTGTGACGTACTTTTTATTTATTCTTTCAACGATTCCGTCTTTTTCTCTGATTGTATAACATTCACCAGTCATCAAATCACATTCCTCTCTTTCCATTCCGTCTTGAGAAACTCTCTTAACATTCTTTGGTGTTAAGAATTGGTCTACGGTGTTATTTAATTTATTATTTTCCATAATATTTCTTTTATTAATATAAATATCCTAAATATTGTTATTATTCAATTATTTGTATATAACAGGGTCGTCATCTCTAAAATACACCACATCTCCGTCTTTTAAACCCAACGTAATCATTAATTTTTTAGATAAAGCAACACCATAACCAGGGACTGATGGTCCGACACTAATCGGTCCTGTTAGGTTATCAATACCCATAGGTGATTGACCAATTGGAGGTACAGTTACAGTTTTTCCGTTTTCAGGGTTTTTAAATACCGTTGATGTTGATATAATTCTGTTAGGTGTTATTTTATTAGACAAGAACTTTGTGGAATAGAATAATTTACTACTTGATACAGTTCTAACTGACTCCCATAGTAATGGTGATGGTGTTATTTTTAATGTATTAAGTTGATTATTTCCATGTCTATCAACACCATTCAATAAACTCATTTCTTTTTTATCGTCTAATGGATTATTTTTTTCACTACCCATTTCAACTACAATTGATCTTAACCATTTTCCATTATTATTTACTCGTTGAATATATTTCTCATCTTCAAACCCGTTATAAGGAATACCAAAACTACTAATACCACTCTCAAATATTAATGTTTCTCCAGGTATTGTTTTACCTCCGTTATCTACGGTAACAGATCCTTTATCTGTTTGTATTGATTTTTCGTTTTTATTTGAACCTATTAAACTATCGGCCTGTTTTACTTTGGCAACAGCACTGTTTGTTATTTTATCAAAATAAACCCTATAACTTGAGAAGAAAGAATCTTTTGGGTCAGGTAATGACGCGTATGGTATTCTTGTTCCCTTGAATGATGTACTAATTTTATTTCCTTGGATATTGTGTGAAACTTCTGTAATCCAATATGAACCTCTAAACATTGGCACATTCTTTAAATAAAAGAACATTGTTGGTTGTATCATTACGTTACCCATACATGAAACTTCACAGGTATATGACGCTTGTCTATATACATCGAATAAACCAATGTCCACATTATATGATCCAGCACCACTTTCAGAACGTCCCAAATTTTCATAAACCGCAAAAGATTCACTTGAATTTCTAATTGAATTTTGGTCAAGTTTAACTCCTTTGAAAATTCCTTGGTTTTGGTCACCGATACTAACTTCAAACGCAACAACTTTATTAGATCTACTTAAATCACCAGTATTAAAAACTTCAGGTATGGTGATTGACAGAGGTCCACCTTGTCCATTAAATAAATTACCACTATCATTTTTAAATTTATATTTTTCACTAATGTCAGACAATTCCAAATGTTTTGATGTTGGTCCCGTATATTGAAGAACTATTTTTGGTGCAGATTCTTGATAATCGACTTCTAAGAATGTTCCAAATATATTTTTAGCAACTTGTTTTGATGAAGTTACTTTAGATTTATTTGTAAAATTAGTTCCGTTGAAATTTACATATGCCGGTAAAGCTCTCATGTCAAATCCAGTTCCTGAAATTAACATACCAATAACACTATACAAATCTACGTTGTCATTTTTAGGGTCTTCTAATGCTATTAGTTTATCTAATGCGATGTACGCTTGATTACCAATATCTTTGTTAGCTTTATCAATAAATAAAAATTCTTCTAATAGTCCTCTTTGACCGATAGAATTTCCTGAAGACCACTTATCGTTAAATGACTTAAAGTGATTATATAATTCCAATTTACCTAACAAATCATTATAACCATTTGTGATTGTTAATTTATTATTAGAGGTTCCTTTTGATGCAAAATCGGGAGATTTAATTTTATCAATAATTTGTTGTAGATATATTTCAAATCTATTTTCAAATTTAGTTAAAACATTTTCCTTTATATATGTTTGAAATCCGTTTTTAGTGGTGAATTTATCTTGATATCCGCCGGCAAAAATTAAAATTAAAGGTCTAAATAATTTAATGTTATCTTCATTTAACTCTACATTATTTGTGATAAAAAATTGTCTATATTTTAAATCTAAATCTTCACCGACATATAATTTAATAAAATCATTGTTTTCAGGAGTATTTTGAGTGGTATTATATTCGTTATATGTAAATGTGTTACCTGTTGAAAATTTTGTAAATCCGTCCCAAACATGTAAGTTAATTTCTTTAGGGTTTCCTAATGTAATCTTAATTAAATTATCATTAGTTAAAATATCATTTGTAATTGATTTTAAATTATCCTCTTGTATTGTTCTAATTGAACTATAAACATCTTTCGTTGTGTCAATTTTAGTACTATCAACAGTAACGATTGATTTTAAAAGATTTTGAAAATTATCATATCTAATATAATGTCTATGTCCTGTTGCCGTTTCAATGTAATCAGGGAATATTTTTCTTTCAATCTCAACATTTACTCTTTCTGACGCAAACTCAATAAAATACGTTTCAAATAAATCTAAAATATCAGGACTAAAGGTTGCAATTAAATCAACCACTTTTCTATGTGTCACATTAAATGAAAATTGTTTATCTAAAGTTCTATTATCTTGATTAAAACTTGATGTGTATTCATCGTACGTATTCCCCGTTATACCACTAAATGATTGTCCGTTAGTTGTCTCATCTTCATACCAAATAATTCTAAAGTTAGATTGTTCTCCTTGGTTAAAATTATCGTATGAATTTAAATAATCTTTTTTATTTGCCCCATCAGATGGTAATAACGTATAAAATGTACTACCTGAAAAAATTTTAGAATTATCAACATATGATGTCCAATAGTTTATTCCGTCTAATTCTTTTCTACTTCTTGTGTTATATGTTCCACCTGTTGATGCTAAATATAATGAACTATCTGGTGACGAACTATCATAAAACGAATAATTATTAATAATATTATGAAATACGTTTTCATAATATGGATGTATACCAATGTTAGTATTTCCACTATAATTCACATTTGTTCCGTTTACATTAAATGTAATTCCTGTTGTGCCAATGTAACTATCAAAAAATTGTTTTCCATTTATTGGTGTTGTGGTTGGGTGTACGTCAGTTGTTAAAAAACCAGATAATATATCGACACCATCAATAATTTTCTTTTTATATCTATGATAAATTGACCCCCATTTTAACATCAAATGATATGGAACGTAATGTGTCCCTCCAACTTCTTTAAACATTGAAGCCATATTAACTGAATTTCCACTGAATATTAATTTATCTTCTAAATCTTTAAATGGTAATGAGTTTAATAACAAATATGCCGAACCAGAATATTTTGCATTAATTGTGGAACCAGTAAGTATAAGATTACTAGTTCCTCCTGTAAAATCACTATTTAATTGTTTATGAAAATAAGGGGTGTTAAGTATGTTTATTTTTGAACTACCTATTTCTAATTTTTGACTAAATAAATTTGTTGTGTAATCACTTTTAACCCATGATTGAGGTTCGAACGGTGTACAAATAAATCCTGATTTTGTGTCAATCTGAAATATATTTGTAAATGTTAAATCATCATCGAAAGATATTTTATTTATGTAAGAAAGATATTGACTTGAATTGAATGGATAGATATTTTTTCTATAATCTTCAACTTTATAATCCGCCAATAGAGCTTTTAGTCTACCAAATGAACTTGATTTATCCGTTTTAAATTCATTACCATATGATTGTTTTATTTCAAATGGTGTTTCAATTATATCTTTAATATATTGTACCGTGTCTAAATTATCTAAATAATATGGAAACCTTTCTAATGGTGAAAACGATAAAAGATAATTTTTTAATACATCTATCGTAGACACTCCTTTAATTAAATTAATTAAATCATAATCTTCATCAAATGAAAATCTAATATTTTCAAATTCAATGTTAGCTAAATCTTGTAATGTTTTAGGATTATTAAATGTATCAAATAATGTGGCATTTTTTGCTCTTTCATATATTTCATAAAAAATATTTGATATTGATTTATCACTATATGGTAACCTAAAAGATAAGTTTAATAAATTTGAGGTTGGTGTGTAATTTTTTTCATCAACATTAGATTCAAAAACAAAATTTACGTTACCCACACCACCTTCTTTTTCTGCTAGTGTGTCCAATCTTTTAGTAGATACTCCGACATAGTTTTCAATAAAATCAATTTCAGGCCAAAGTGTTTTATTATCTGATTTTAATTTTTTTTGTAATTCGGGGTCTCCGGGATACGCTAATACTTTTCTCTTATCCGTACCAGTTTGTTTTTTAATTTCAGGCCACGGATATATATTATCGCCACCAGGTGCTTCGTCCACTAAACCACTTAAAACATTCTTTCTTTGTGCTGACACATCAAACGCTGACTTGTGTACATCTTTCATTAATCTAATATACACATCTGCGTTAGCTAATATAACTGCAAAAATATTTCTTATTGTGGGGTCAAATCCAACACCAATACCATTATTTGGGTCTTTTATAATGGTATTCATTTTTTCTTCTACACTTTTTTGTAACTTATCTCTTTCTTTTACAAATGACGATTGAATTTCATATATGTCAGATAATATTAAATTTTTTGCAATAACATATTGGGTACCAAATGGTTTATAATATTGATTTATTTTTTTAATGTTAGTAATTAAATTAAATGTTTCTTTTTTAAAATCAACATTAATTGATTTAATACCATTTTTGTCCTTTTTTATTAAGTCGTCGGTGAAAATTTGAATTTCTTTTAACTCCCTTTGGTAATTTGTTATTAAGTATTCTAATGTATTTGTGGTCGTTCCTGTTATTTTTTCTAATGTGTTTTTGTCAGTTGCTTGACCTTTTAATTTAAAATAAACGGTATCAGTATCGGTAAAATTAACAACTTCATCTGTCAAATTAATATTTGACCATGCGGTAATTGAATTTTCAAAATCAATTATTTTTTTCTCAAACTCTTTAACTCCATTAAATAATTTAAAATCAACAACTTGGTCAAAAATTGTTCTTTCTAAAATTTTATCTAAACTTTTAGCAATTGTAATAACTTCCCTAAGTGTTTTAACCGGAAAATCTTTTGATAATAATCCTTTGGCTTTGTATTCATCGTAAACGGTTTTAAGTATTGAGTACCCTTTTGATGATTTTTTAATTCTTTTTTCGTTTACTCCAGTTCTATTATTAAATTTTAATTCACTATCACTTTCGATGTAATACATATACGGAGCATTTAATATACCCGCCAAAGGTATATCATTCAAATATGCATATGTTGATCCAACGAATGTACATGTTATATCAAAATTACCATTGGTTTCGTTATACTTAGACGTAAAATTTGTCATGTGTAAACGATACCTTATCGCCTTACCATAATAACCCTTAACAGTTAAATAATATATCGGCCACGGTAAATGAAAAAACGCCTTATATGGTGAATCTTTAGGTGATTCAAATAATGTTTTACCTCTAACATCAACAAAGTTTATTGTGATTTGAGGAATAAAAGTTGCACCTTTAATTGAAATGTTAATACTATCGATACCAAAAGATTGACCTGACGAATCATTTTGTTTAAACTCTCCCGTAAAATCTCCTGTTTTAATATCTTTTATTTCTTCCGAATTTAAAAAAGCATCTGTCCATGATGTGTCAAAATCTTGACCATTTTGATTTTTTAAGAAATTTAAAGTTCCTTTGGCGATTGAAGATAATGAACCAACTATATTTTGTCCTGCTGATGCTGTTAATATTGATCTTGGTACTAAGTCCGCCTCTAAATTAACATACATTACAAAATTCTCAGGAATCAAACCTCTACTTTCAACGGTATTTCCGTTGACAATACTATTAGGGTCAATATATATTAGGTTATTTTCATCGACCTTAACTAATATATTTTCACTACCGTTTAAATTATTGTTCGCCATAATATAAGTTATACAATTCTACACCGTTTTTATAATCTTGTAAAGAGGTTACCAAAGGAAATGGTACTCTTATATAAGAATTATCTGGTATTTCGAATTCAACACTACCCACAGATGGGTTAGCTAATAATATTAACCAACCAAACATTGGTGAGTTGTAATACTCTTGTGATAAAATATCTAATCTATGTTTTCCCTTTTTATATTGAAAAAATTTATCTGTTGATTTAATTGGTATTTCAATTCCAGGAACAATTCTAAATTTTCCATCGGCAATATAATCTTGATATCTATTGTAATAGTTTCTACTCATTATCTATAAAAATTTAAAGTGGTTCCAAGATTATTTTTTGGTGAGAATATTTTAAATATGTCGTCGTCAGGGTCTTCTATTTCAATTGTATATGGACTATCTACTGATGTTTGATATTCAATTGGATTGCTGTTTCTTTTTAGTGGTGCAGTTCCTAATGTGATTATGGAATTTGTAAGTATTGATGGGTCAGGACTAACAAATGTATCAAAAATACCATAAAAAGTTTCTATAATTCCTATCGTCATGTCGTCTCCATTAAATGAATCAATTAATGGTCTAATGATTTCTGATTTACTATTAACTAAAAATAATTTCAAAATATCTTTTAAATCGTTTACATCGATTGATACTTGGGTTCCAAAAGTATTAAAATCAAAGTTTGAATCATAAAGATTGACTCTATTATCATTAAATGTTCTTAGATACTCTATTACATTGTCATAATTTAATGTAAAATCAACCGTATCAAAACCCGTTGGAAATGTTAATTTAACTAATGTTGTTCCTGAAATTTTTGTATCTCCAGAAACTGAAACAACATAGTTTAATTTATCTATTAAACCCACCATTTCATTTCTAGACTTTTCTAATTCTTTTATTGAACTTAGATTACTAAATTCATCAATTTTGTCGTTTACTATTTTTATAATAATAGGTGTTATTATACTATCAGCTTGGTCTTCCATATCTCCTCCACCTAAATTAAATCCGAGTAACTCCATCATTGAATTTATTGATATGGAATTATACATAGATTCTTTAAACCCATCCATTAAATCTAATAATACAGTTGTTCCTGAGTATTGACCAAACATTGGTAATGGTGAATATCCACCCGATATTGTAGCTTCCGATACTGTTCTATAATTTGGTGAGAAAAATAAACCACTTACTTTAGGTCCATATGATTTATATATTTGTTCATATACAGATTTATATGTTTTAGTATAATTTTCAGATTTAGTGTAAAAATCATTAACGATGGTTGTATACACTAATTTAGTACCACTACCAACTCCAATGAATGTACCTTGTGCTATTTTATTTGGGTCTGTCGGAACTGATGCGGTTTTTGCCGTGTCAAGATTTTTTAGTGTTTCCAAAAATTCTTTTGTAAACTTTTCTCTATTCTCATATCCAATTCTACCGTCAGTTGGTATTGATCTTTCGTCATACATTTCCGTATTTGCAAAGAAATTAGATGATAACGCATTTTGTAATTTTTCAACTGGCCTATCTAATCCTTGTCCACCAATAAAATTAACTTGTAATTGAACATTTGCAATCATTGGTTGTACACCAATACCTTCGGGATTAAAATCCCAAACACCGTCATCATATGTTATATTAATATCTTTAATAATAATTTTTGAGTGGTAGAAATCGCCAATTCTCAATACACAAATTGGTGGTGGTCCAAATGACGTGTTTCTTGCTCCAATATCGTTATTATCTGAAAGTCCTTTAATTGGTATTGTATCTCCGGGTCTTAAACATTGTAATAAAAATGTTAACCTACTATTCAAACCTTCTGGTGTCGTTGAGTGAAAAGCCGGATGAAAATATTTTAATTTTTCTGTTAAAGATTTAAATGCGATAGGTGAATCTTCTTCCAATTTCTTAAAATAAAAACATTCTGATAATGTTTTCATAATAATTCTTTTCATCACATCTATCGATGGTTTCTTTTTTGTTATGTCTACCGTATCGCTTGAAACTACCAACTTTGTAATTGGAACATTAATTTTTTGTACTGGTTTTTCACCCTCACTTTTTGTATATTTAATTTTCACTTTACCTTCTCTACAATAAAATGCGGTAGGGGAAACCACTCTTAAACTAGAATCGTCAAATTCACTTGCACAATTTACATTTGTATCACCACCAACACTTTTTAAAGTTATGTCCTCACCAACTGTACTTACATTAAAAACAATATTTCCATCAATATCATAACCTAATGATTTTAATGTTTTTGATGGTGTAATTTTTCCAAGTGGTAAACCTTCTTTAATGTATTCAACAACTGTTTGTTGTTTAATAGAGGGTGTTAATGTTAATGTTCCATCTGATTTAACTAATTTTGATACGATATAATTCATTAATGAATCAATTCTTCTAAGACCTAAATACATATTAGCTTTCTCATCACCAGCAGCAGATGTCGATGTGAATATTACTATTTCAATATCACCAACAACAGTTTTACCTGATAATGCAGTTTTTAAATCGTCCAATTGTTTATTTAATTCTAAGAAATTAGTGTCTAATTCATTAAACGCTAAACCTATTTTATTTTTAACAAATTCTTTTTCCTCAAATGTTGGTGTTTTACCTGTTCCATAACCAAAAAGTAAATTACTATCATTATCAGTTAAAGTTGAGTCCATTATAGAACTTAAAGTATCGGAATATGTTGAACCTGATGTTTTATAAAGATTATAATGATCTTCATAATCACCAACTGCAACTGTTAATACATCAGTTGGGTTCGGTATTGCATTGTCAAAATAAAATGTGTTATTTGTGTTCCATTCAACATTTGTAAATTTATTATTATCTGTGTCTCCATTATCTGCCGGTAATGGTTCACTAGTGTATTTAACATTGGTTATTGTTTGTTTTTCAATACCAGCATTAAGATATTGTTCAATCAATTGTCTATCATTACTATCTAATGTTGTGTATGTTTGAATTAAAGAATAGAAGTCAACATCTTGTGCACCAGCAAAAAACGCATTTATATAGTTATCAGATTCTTCGTCTGACATTCCTTTGAAATGTTCTCTAACTAATAAATTCATAATACTTGGGTGGTCAACAACTACTTTAAATGAAACTTGACCTGTTCTTTCAGTATTTTGATACGTATAAATTGGTTCGGGTCTTCCAACAAAAGAATTCTTTTCCCAAGTTGCACTATTTTGTTCTGAAACTTTTAAATCATATGGTGGAAACCACATAACTCTTCCTCCGTTATTACCTCTTTCACACGCGGGTAAATCACTAACTTGAAATCCTTTTAAATTAGATGTTTTCCATGCTAAATTCTCAATTGACAACATATATTTTTTAGCGTAGAAATCACCATTTCCTATATTTTTTTCAACAATATTTGTTGATCCGTCAAATGACTTTTTACCATTAGACATTGGGGCCATGTTTAAATTCCATGTGTCATTTAAAACACTTGAATCAAATTGTCTAATGTTACCTCTTCTATATTTTCTTCCTCTTTGTTTATATTTTCTTGTATTAATATCTTTTTGATTTGTTGCCAACGGCATTGTATCAAAATTTGTCATGTATGGTCTATCCTTAGTCCAAACTCTTGCATATTCAACTCCACTTTCTTCTCCTGTAAATTTGTCGGTATATTTAACTGCCGAACCTTTTGATATTCTAGTATCTCCATCTTGAAAAACCCTACTTGTTTGATCAATAACATTTGCAACATGTGAACGTGCAGCTCCACCATCTGATGGCATTGAATCCAATAATTCTTGTGTAATTCCTAAAATTGAATCGGGTCTAAATTTATTTCTAGTTGATTGAATTGATAAGCTATCAATAAATAATGAAGAGTTAGTCCCATAACTATTGTTATTTGCCCCTAATTTATTTTTTGAGTTTTTACTAATCCATGATAACTTACCACCAATTGAACCTCCTTCTGTAATATTTTTATTTGTGTGAAATAATTTTGCCGATACCTCATCAAACATTAACGTTAAATAATAGTTACTCCTTACGGGTCTATCATTAAAATCGTTCATTGCATATTTCACATCATTTCCTCTATCATCTCCAATATAAGCGGTTCCTGCGGGTGCCTCAACACCTAAAATATTTTTTATACCTTGTGCAACCTTATCAACAAAATTAAAAATTTTAGATGTGTTTTGTGATCTTGCAGTTGTGGTATAATTTGGTGCATATGTAGAATAGGATAATAGGTCATATAACCTGTTTTTTTGACCACTTCCCATATGTTCAATCAAAAGGTCAGATGGTTTCCTTGACAACAATGGTCGTCTTTGTATCCCTATTAGTGAACCTAATACACCTGTTACGTCTTGATATAACGCACCTAATTGTGATGACGCTTGTGGTCTATAATTAATTGGGTTTCTTGGGTCACTTAAATAATTTCCTGGTATTTGACTAAATGGTAACTGTACACCTGATATCGTTCTTAAAAAATCAACCGCTTGACCTGGTATACTTAATGTGTTATCAACTGTAATTGTGTAATTTGATTCAACCAATGGTTCTCTACCTGTTAATATATTAACTGCTGTGGTTGTGTTACCATTAAGTGCGTCCAATATTCTCACACGACCATATGTATTTTTTTCAACATTTTGTGTTATTCTACTATAAACGGGTCCTTGTGGGTCATTTTTAATTAAACTAGTTGCAAACTTAACTAATTCAGATTCAGTTTCGTAATTTGAATTACTAATGATACCAAATAAACTTAAATCTGTTTGAACAAAACTTGGGTATAATTTTAAATTTACTGAACGAGGTAATGTGTTAATAATTTCACCAATAAAATATTCGTCAGGTTTATATATATTTGAGTTCTTTGGTATTGTTAAATCGTTACTTCTATTGGTGTCTACCTGACCTTGTAATAAATTAGGAATATCACTTAGATTTTGTTGAACATATGAACTATTTGTAAACGTTTGAGGTCCGTTAGGTTGTTGTAAGGTCTTACCTAATATATGGTTTCTAAACTGTTTTGTTGTATTAAAATCTAAATAACTCGGCATTTTTTATTTTATTATAAATAGGTTTAATACTATTTTTTACTGTTAGCTGCTAATTTTGGTGTGGTATAATCGTTCACATTCTTATCGGCCCATTCATTTATTGTTGTTGGATTCTTCAAAATTGATCTTCCTATATCATCCACATATCCAGGAATTGAACCAAACTTATGTTCATGAACCATAGTTGTGGTTTGTGGTGTCGTACTATTAGGTCCTTTTGATACTCTTTCCATTTCTTTATTAAGTGAATCTGTTATTTTTTTAACAGTCGCGTTTTGAGCACCATACACTTGAGTTAACATATCCAAATTCGCCAACTGTTCTTTAACCTGTGGTAAGTTTTTAAAATCTTCAACAGCCGCCGATATTTGTTCTTTATTACCCTCACTAAATAATCCTTTTTTATCTTTTAAAAATGTATCGGCATAACCTGACACATTTTTCATTGCATTAGCACCTATTTCATTTAAATTAAGACCCCCCTTTCCAGTTGCGGCACTTAAAGCTTGTATTTTTTGTAATGCCCACATCGCAGATACATCTCTTTCTATATTTTTAACCGATGTAACTTGGTCTCTAGCAATGTCCGCAGGACTCATAGCTTCAAATGCTTTTCTATTATCTTGTAATACTTCGATTTGTTTTTGTGTTAAATCTGATAGTGCAATTTTACTTTGACCTTGGAATTTATCTGATATTGATTGTGGTATTTCAATAATCATTTTACCATTATCCATTTTAGATAAATTGGTAATAAACTCTTTATCTTTTTCAGGTATGGTAAATCCTTTAGCCATCAATTCATTAGACGCTGATAACCTTTCTTGTGATGCAATCGCACCTCTTGTTAAGCTTTCATAAGAAATACCTAATTCGTCAGCCATTGCTTTTGCCCTTCTAATATTAATTCCTGTAATTTCAAATCTACCTTGTTGTTGATTATATGTTGCTAACGAACCTGATGCTTTAATAACCGCATCTTGTAAACCTTCCACGTTATTTGTGGCCATATACATTAACTTAAGTGGGTCATTAAAATCACCAATTGCACCACCTAAAACTTGTAAATTAGCCGTTAATGCTATTGCCTTTTCAGGGTCCATTACTTTATCGGCAATTGTAAAAGCGTCATTCATATCCATTCTAAATTCCTTCGCTCTTCTCGACATGGTTGCCAATCCTTCAATACCATCTTTAAATCCATATCTATTTAACTTCTCAATATTTTCTCTAATGTCTGTAATTGTCTTTTTAGCCACAAGTCCTAACGATAATGAATTCTTACCAGCTTGATTAATTGAATCAATAGCATTACCAGCACCAATTCCAACCTTTTCAAATTCGGTAAACGCTTTACCCATATCACCTAAACTACCAACGAAAGCTCTCGCAGAACTAAAACTTTTTGTTAATGTTTCAGAAGAAATTAAATTAAACCTACCAGATGACTCCATCATATCGGTCATCAATTCTGTCACTTGTGAAATACCATATCCCATTCTAATTGCAGCGGGATATGAATCCATCATTTCTCTTCTTAAACCTTCTGATAAATCACCACTAATTCCTATTTTTTCATTTACCGCAGTCCTAACATTATTTTCTAATGTTAATTGGTCTAACACTTCTTTTCCAGCTAATTTTATATCTTTGAATATATTGAGTCCGTTTCCAGCGACCTTACCCGCTAAATCAAATGGAGAAGTAACTTCATTATTATCATATGAAAAACTTTGTTTTACATCAAAAACACTTGTTATATTAGCAAATCCAGAAGATGATGAGGAAGATGATGAGGAAGATGATGACCTAGATGAAGTACTAGTTTGTTTTCCACCTAATTCTTTAAGTGCTAATTCAGATTCTTTTTTCCAATCACTAGCGTCGATTTTACCTATCTTATCAATAGCGTCATCTTTACTTTTTGCTTTAAGTACGTCACCAAGTTTACTCATACTAATAAATAGATTAATTAGGATTTTCTAACTCCAATGAGAAGTTAATATAATATCTTCTCACATATATGGGCATAGATAGGATATCACCATATGTAAACCCCTTTTTAATGAGGTATAAAATTTCGTCTAATTGATTTTTCTTATATTCCGTAGAAAGGTCGAAAAAACTCAACCCCAAATCCAATGTCAATTTGGACTATATCTCCTGATGGGGTGGTTACTGTTTGGGTTAAATCTAACCCTGGTTTATTTTCCTTAATAAATTTTCTAAATTCTTGTGAATCTTTAATCGGCATATTCTCAACAAAGTTCCTAATGTTCATTTGGTCTTTGTTACCTGCAACCGATTTAATCATAAATTCAAGTTGTTTTGTAACAATTGGAGCAACCCCATTTCCATTCCAACTCTCTTTTATATCTTCAATTTCCTTTTCTTGTTTTTGTGTTAAAAACTTAAAAGTGATATCTACTTTACTTTTTTCCATGTAATATTGATATTCACCATTACTATCTTCTTTCAAGTTAAAATCCTTCATCTTTAATTCAGATAAATCAATTTCAACTGTAAATTGTTCTTGTGTCTTTGAATCAGTCGTGGTTAAATTATAAGTTGAACCAAAACCAGTATTTCTTAAAAATATAAGAATGGCTTGTCTATCTTCATCTACAATATCATCGACTTGTAAATCCTTATCCAAAACCTTTCTTCTTAAAAGTTCTATGATAACACCGTTATTTGCAATTAAATTTGGAGCAGAAAGAATATTTTCATCTGCAGCAGTTAAATAAGCAACTCTTACTGATTTCTTTTTGCTTGGGTAATGTATACCTCTACTTGGTAGTTCTACTACGTCGTACGCAATTGTTGGGTCTATTTTATATTCGTCCATAATATAAGTTTATACTATAACTATGATAAAGTAAAGTTTTTAAATAAAAAAACCGATACCCATTTATGGTATATCGGTTTCTTATATGAAAAACAATTATATTAATAAACTTGGATACAACGGTCCATTCTTAATGAAGCGTCAATTGTTGCCAAATCATCTCTTGAGTAATCTAAATCACCGAAGTTTAAACTTGTTAAGAAACAACCTTGTAAAATCCATTTTTCAACTACAACTCCCGTTGGGTCTAACATCTCCAATTCAATATCTTTCTTATAACCAGCAGCATATCCCATACGACCTGTAACTGATTCAGCGTGTAAACGGAACCACTCCATAAGTGCTTGAGAAGCTGAAGGACCAATTGGGTCTTTAAATTGAACTTTAATCTCTTCCCACTCAAATTGACCAGCAACATAAGTTTTTGTGTTCAAGAAAGGAATCTCAACTGATTTAATTTTAGCAGATGGTCTCGCTGTGGAGAATACATACCACTCATTTATTCCTAAAGATGATGGAAATCTTAGGATAAATCGATTTTTTCTTTTCGGTTCGTAAGGAACCGGCATTTTCATTAATAAATCTGCCATATTGTATTTGTTAAAGTTTTTAAGTTATTTACTTTCTTATAAATATATCTATATTGGAAAATAATTTTATTTTAAGTTTTTTATTGGAAATACTTGTTTATGTCAATTATTTTTCGTAGTTTTTTACAGGCTCCAGTATCTAGTTCCAGTTTACTACTCTCCTTTAATAATTTAATATTTCAATAATAAATACTAGTATATCTAGTTCCAGTATTCTGGGTGTAATATAATAGTATAATCATTATATAATATGGTTCCACGTGGAGCATTAAAAAAGGGTACCATTTCTGATACCCTTCTTCTTTTTATATCTCCTTTTAGATTAGATATTATCGAATGAAGCTCCTGTTGGAGTGATTACGAATTCCAAATCAATGAATTCTAAAGAACGAGTTGGTTTGATATAAATCTTACCTCTTAATGTGTTAGCATCGATGTCCTCTGGGTCATTAGATACACTCACACGGAAGTCATATAAACCTCTTTCTTTCTTAATTGATTCCAAGATAGGGTTTACCAATCTTAAGAACTCTTGTCTTACTTGGTCGTCATTTTGTTCAAACAATAACCTTACTGCCACAGCAGAAATCAATTTTCTTGCTCTTAATAATAATCTTCTTACGTTGATTCTATCTAAAGCAGACTCTCTAACTTGTAATGTTTTGTTACCCCATATAATGGTACCTGTATCAGAGAACGTTGCAATTGGGTTAATTCTAGCAGCATATAAACTATCTCTTTCGTCAAGTGTAAGTTTCTTTTGAGCTTTAATTGCGTTTACTAAACCTCTACTGTAACCAGCAACCGCGAACCAAGGATAAGATACGTTGTCTGTTAAGGCGATGTTCTTAACAACCTCACCTGTTGGTGGGATATATAATTGAGTAGCGTTATCAGTGTCTCTTACTTGAATCCAAGGCCAATATGTTGCAGAGTAGTTTGAATCAACCGCAATACCGTCTAAATCATCAATAACGTTAGTTGCTTCGGTTTCATTTGGTGCACCGATTATATAAATTGAATCCGCTCTATCAGTTTCAATCATGTCAATTGCTTGGGTCGTTAATGAACTATGGTCGTAGAAGTTAATACCTGGTGTTGCAAATACGTTAATATCAACAGCCTCAGGATTTGCATATGTTTGAATTCCTTCTAAATAAGCATAATAATCAGAGTTTCCATTAGCAGTGTCAAATAATCCACCATTAGTTGTGTGACCTGAAATATATGTTAATTTTCCAAATATATAACCGTCACCATATGTTCTTACTTGTCTGTAAATATCCCAACCGTCAAAACCACCACATACTGCAAATGTAAATTTACGGAAGTTAATATTATCCAATTTACCTTTATTTGTTCCTTCTAAATCGTATGGTGTTGTTTGGTATGTTGTACTTGTAATTCCAGTTGCGTTAGATGATAAGTGAAATCCATCAGTATTTCCTAATGTACCTGAACCTTTATATTTAAACAAGTCAGCATCAAAACTAAAATTACTATCTGAAGATAGACCTAAAGATGTTTTTCTAAATTTATCACCATTACTTGTTGTGGCAGAATATGGTGAACCGGCTGGTCCAATATTATCTCCTGAATCAAAAAATTCAGTTTTATATAGAACACTACCTAATGTTGTACCTGTTAAAGTTGCACTTGTAAAACCTTTAAATCCAGCAGGGAACGCATTTGATGGTGCGTTAACGTCCATTTGTAACATAATATATTTGGAATTCAAAGTATATTCACCATTTGATGTTCCTACTTTTCTAGCCACATATCCTGCAACATCTGGATTCATTGAACATCTTGAGAACTTTTCCAAAACTGACATGTTTTCGTCAGTGTCGTTAAAATCTCTAACTAATATGTCAAATTCACCCGTTTCGATATTAATATTTTGTATTGTTATTTTAACTTCTTGATTTGCAGCGTTTCCGTCAGAAATAGTTATAACTTCAAATAAGTCATCAACTTTACCTCCACGAAATTCAGATACGACCATAGGAGACATTGGAGTGTCCCAACTATTTGAGAAGTTGTCACCTTCGGCATGATAAACTTCGGTTAAACTTAAACCACTTATTGACCCTTGGTTATATAAATTTTTAGTTAAATTTGGGTACACTTCGTGAACATATAAAGGAACTTCTGATTTATCCTTATCAAATGGACTTGTCCCTAAAACTTTAGTTATGTATTTTGATGATGTAACATCTAAACTACATGTGAAAACTTTAGCTCCACCTGTTGCACCTGTAACATAAATGTTAAATTCAGATAATGGGTTACTTTCTAATGTTGATCCACTAAGAATAAAAGATGTATTTCCTGTAACCTCGAAATTTAAAGTTTCACCTGTATATGAACCTCTCGATCTTAAAGCAGCAACCACGATATCTGCATTTGTACCTACAGTTTTAATACCAAATGTTTTTCCTGCTTTGTAACCTGTCTTACCTAATACTCTTGTTACAAATAATTGATTTGACTCTTGTAAATAAGATTTAGCGACATAACCTAATTCATATTTTGGATTACCATTACCATCTTTTTCAGGTGAAGTTGGTCCGAAATATGTTTTAAATTCGTCAAAATTTGAAATTAATATTGGTTCATTGGCCGGACCCTTTAAGGTTTCACCCACTAATCCCAATGTTGTAACACCTATACTTTGTGCTACGAATGTTAGATCCTTCTCTGATGTATAGACACCTGGAGAAACGAATACTCTGTTTGAATTTGCCATCGATTGTTGTTTAGTTAAATTGTTTTTATTACTTATCTTATAAATATCTTTGTTTTCACCAAAGATTTCCGAACTTTTCTTAAAAAGATAGTTATTTATCTTTTAATATCTTTTATATGGAAAACAAACAAAAAAACGTCAAAATAGGTGAGAAACATCACGAAATGCTAAAAAATTATTGTGATAAAAATGGATTAAAAATTTATAAAGTGTTGGAAAAACACATTGAGGAACTTTGTAAACCTAAAAAGAAAGACATTTATGGAGATGATTAGTATAAATAAGTTATACTTATTTTTGACCCTACAATAGGGTTACTCATATATGTAATTTCTTTATCTCCTGTAATATCGAAACCAACTGATTCTTCTTCCGCTAAACCATTGGTTTCTACGGTTATTAAACTATTGATAGAATTACTTAACTGAAACACTCTTGATGTAGTGTAAATAAACTCTTCTTTTTCAAATTGTAATAATTTACCCTTATTATCTAAAATTACACTATTAATTCCTTTATAAAACTCCACCGTAATTATTGAGTTATTTAATGGGACCTCAAGAAATGTAATCGTACTAGTGTAATTTATAAACGTATAATTTAAATCCCTTATTTGACCAATACCATTTGTTGAAACTGAAAATAAGGTTCCGATATTAGTGCCTACACTGAATTTATTTTGTATTCCGTCTGCAATAAAATTGACAGTCACTATATCAAGAGCGGTATTTCGACTCTGACTTGAAACTACATTATCTTTTATAAATTCGTACATAAATTATGGTTTAATACAAATATCCGACAGAAATATTTGAATTTAATGAAGGTTTATCTGATAATATAATAAATGAACTATCATCTGAAACTATAAAACCAATACCCTGTTGTTCCGCCAATCCGTTAATCTCGACGGTAATGACTGTGTCAATCATTTGATTTGTATCGAACATAGGTCTATTAATATTATTTTCAAATAAAGGTTCAGTTCCTGTATATTGAAATTCTTCTCTAACAAAATTAAAAATTCTACCTGAGGTTCCAACTATTCTACTATTCCTACTTTTATAATAAACAATAGTAAGTTTACTACCAGAGGTTGGATATGGACTAAGAAATTCTATTTTTGAGGTGTAAGCAATATGTAAATAATTTATATTCTTTGTTTGTAACACATCATTTACATAAACCCCAAATAATGTACCAATACTTTCCCCAACATCAAAAACACTTTGAAGTCCGTCAGCAACTAAATTTACGGTTTGAATTATTTCATTAGAGTTAACAAATTTCTTAACTCCGAATTTGGGGTTATCTTTTATAAACTCAACCATAGTAAATAATCTATTGATGGCGGGTTTAACTTCAAACTCCTCACTATCTATCAAATAACCTAACATTGTAAATTGATAATTCTGAACGTAAAATCTACGTCCGTCAATTGTTTCAATTGGACTATTATCTTCAATCTTATCAAGAACAATAGGAATATAATGTCCTTTAACCATTGTATAGTCTTGTCTTGATGCAAAGTGACGTAATATGATTTTATTAAACTTATTTAAATCTCTGAATTTATTACATATAATTGTTACGTCATATGTAATATCCACAGGGATAGGTTGTGGGATTGTATATATATCCGCACCTAATTGTGAACCATTCCAATTCGGAACCGATGCATAATAAACTTGATATCTATCAGGTATTGTTCTTTGAACCGCAGGATTTGTTCCAAATTGAACATCTGGTTTTCTAATGGTTGCAATAAATGGAAGTTGCATATTTCCGTCCTCGTCACTAAATGACCAATTCTGCATAAACTCACCCCATCTTTGTATTGTTAGAATCTTATCAATAATTGGGATTTGTTTACCATCAGTTACAACTTTAAATGTTTTTGTAACATAATCTAACATACCTCTATCTAAATCATCGTGTAATATAGAATCGGGAAGATTTGTATCTGATTTGGTAATATTGTCCAAAAGTTCCTGTCTCCTTTTAGTGAGTTCAGTTCCTTTATAGATTTCAATATTTGTTTTTCTTTTAGGTATTCCCATGTTATACTCCTCTAAATGTATTGTCTTGTACTGGTGTACAAACAATGTTTCTATAATATGGTTTGTAACCAAACATATTATGTTTATTATCTGATGTTACTTTTCCATCGTTTGAAACGTTATAATATCTTGTTCTTGTTTCAGATTCAGGGTATCCAATAAAATCTCCGTATTTTATGTCCACCTTTAATTCTTCCAAATGTTTTATATAAACTGATAATGTCATATTACCCGGTTCATTATATCTTAATAATCCACCTTTATATGCACTGTTCTTTGGTTCCTCTATTTTAACCAACGCATAGAACTCAATTGGTGGGAAATATTTAATTTCATCCATACCAACTTCAGCGTAAACGTCGTCGTTTTCTGTTTTTTGTTTATCTACACGATATAACACCAATTTTATTCCCAAATCACCATGAAGATATTCCTGACCCATTTGAATATTTAAATCAAAGTCATCCTGAGAAAGGAATTTGGACATTCTCGTAATAGGTAGTTTATTATTCATATCCATATAAATAGTTTAATCTTTCATTCTATTTAGTTATATTATATATATTATATGGAGATAAAAATTCCTGAGATTGAAGCGAGAACTATATTATTAACTTACGAAGGTTCTAATAACCAAATATTGGATTGGAAAAGGAAGGTAGATGAGGTTAAAAATTTTAAGTTAACCAGACCCCAAGCTGAATATGTAATGAAATATTATGAATTGAGTCCAAAGGTTGCACGAAAATATATTAATTTGGTTTCCACATTTGGAGAAAAAATTATGGAAGAAAGGTTATTACCCGTTCCCCCTGAAAAAATTTGGTGTGAAAAATTATTATGTGAATCTGATAAAGCGTTTCACATATGGGGTAAAGTTTTAGATAGTGACCAAATGAGTGCAATGTGGTTACCAAAGTCCGCAATTGTTCAAGACGAGAAAAAGTTAAATCGTGTGATTGATTATAGTCCGTATGATAATCGTCCTCCTATGGAACACCAAAAGGTCGCCATTGAGAAATTATTAGCAAACAATAAGTTTATATTGGCCGATGATATGGGTCTTGGAAAAACGACGGCAGCAGTTATTGCATCAATGGAAAGTGGTGCGAAGAAAGTTTTAATTGTTTGTCCCGCATCTCTTAAAATAAATTGGGATAGAGAGATTAAAAATTACACAGATAGAAAAGTTTTAATAGTTGAAGGTCGTAAATGGGGATCTACTTTTGACTACTACATTATCAATTATGATATATTAAAGAATTACCATACCACAGAAAAAAGTGAAGATAGTGATGATTATAAATTATTGGTAAATGAAAAGTTTGATTTGGCAATTGTGGATGAAGCACATTATGTTTCAAACGCAACAGCGAATAGAACTCGTTTATTAAATGATGTATTAGAAACGATACCTAAAGTGTGGTTGTTAACGGGAACACCAATGACATCAAGACCAATAAATTATTTTAACTTATTAAAGATTGTTGATTCACCTTTAACATTGAATTGGCAATCTTATGTTCGTCGTTATTGTAAAGGATATCAATTCACCGTTGGAAATAGAAAAGTGTGGAACACAAGTGGAGCAAGTAATTTAGATGAATTAAGAGAAAGAACTAAATCATATGTTCTTCGTAGAATGAAAACTGACATTTTAGATTTACCTGAAAAAATTGTTACACCTGTATTTGTAGAGTTAAGTAGTAAAATGTATGACGAGGAGTTAGAAGAGTTTACAAGAATAAGTAATGATAATAAAGATAAAGAAACATTAAGTGTAACATTAAATCGTTTAATGAAAATTAGACAACTTATTGCTTATGAAAAAATTCCATACACTTGTGAGATTATAGATAAATGTTTAGACCAAGGAAAAAAAGTAATCGTATTCACCAACTTTACGATGTCATTAGATATGTTACATGAGAAATATAAAAAGAACTCTGTAATATTAAATGGTAGTATGTCTAAAGAAAAGAAACAAGAGAGTGTTGATAGATTTCAAAATGAAGATAAGATAAAAATATTTATCTCAAATATTGTTGCGGGTGGTGTTGGTATTACATTAACTGCGGGTGAAGTTGTTGTAATGAATGATTTATCATTTGTACCTGCACATCATAGTCAAGCCGAAGATAGAGCATATCGATATGGTCAACAGAATAGTGTGTTAGTTTATTATCCCGTGTTTGAGAATACGGTTGAAAAGATTATCTATAATATATTACAAAAGAAAAAGAACGTAATTGACCAAGTAATGGGTGACGGTGAGTATTCCGAATCGTTCAGTAAGGATTTAATTAAGAGTCTCCTTTAATTCTTTAAATTTATCAATTAATAATTGTTCTAATTGACTATCTTTAAAATCTGCAATTTTAACATTAATCATTTTTTCTGGTTGAGAATGAATTACTATTTCATTTATGGAACCAGGTAAATGTTCAATTTCAATTAATATTTTATTTTCAAAACAATATTTAGCTATTTCATTTAGTTTTTCTGCGACCATGATTGATTCTTTAATTATTATTGGATGTGTTATTTCTTTTTTAAATAAAATATTATAACCCACTCTTTGAATGTATCTATTTAAGTTTTGAAATAAAATTATATCGGTTTCATTATTTTTTATATCAACATAACACCAATAGTCAACATCAGCCTTTAAGTCATTAGCCGCACCTGATATAGTGTATCCTTTTTCATTACTATCAATTACTTTACCACCCTTTACTTGTATTTTAATTTTTTCTTTTACTTCATTAACGTCTTTGGTTTGAGTAGTAATAGTCACATCAATTCCTTTGAAATCGTTAGGGTCACCTCGTTCTAACGCAAAATCCATATTTATTATCTTATATTCACTAAACAATTCACGTATTTTATACATTAACGCAATAATTGTTATTTGACCTAATGTCCAAGATTGATTACATCTAAACCAAAAATGATAAAAATACTTTGTTTCAATATTAGTGGTAAAATATAATTCAAAATTTTGTTCAACAAATTTAAAAAGAATATCCAAATTATCTTCCCATTTTTCTCTATTGTTAAAATCCAATTCAATACCTGTTGCATCATAAAAAAGGTAATAGAAATCGTGAAAACAATATGGATGTGTATTTGGAGTATTTCTCCAACACCAAGAAATGGGAGTGTTTCCGTCATATTCAACAATTCCATAATTTCTGTTTTTGTACCAATATCCCCAAATTCCTAATTCTATACCCTTTTTTTCAAAAACATAATTACATTTTGTTTTATATAATTTTTTAAAGTCTCCACTTAATAAACCTTTAAAATAATCGTACCTATATTTTCTTATACCCGAGGTTAATATATCCATAACACAAATATATGATATTTATAAGAATATACCAAATTATGGCCACTATTATTACACCGGAAGAAAGAGATAAATTATATACACAGGTTTTTCACCTTTTGGGAATGCCAGTTCGTGGAATTGAGTTGACACAAGAACAAATGGATACCTTTTTGGAGTTATCTCTATCAGAATACGAACAATACGTTAGTGATTGGTTAATCGAATCTCAATGGTCGGCGTTAGCAGGTCTTGATTTAGACACACAATCCCTTTCAAGAGCTTTCACAACAAGAAGTTTAGATTACGAAACTCAATATACTCACTCATATTCCAAAATTGTAGGTTTACAGGCTGGTGGAACAAGTGAATTGAAGAAGGATTATTTTTCCGTTACACAAAATCAACAGGTTTATGAAATTCCAGCTGGACGTGAAATTAACGAGTTATTATACTTCACACGTGCAACCTTAAACGATTCAATTGTAGATCCATTTTTAGGTGGTTTTGGAGCACTTGGTGGTGTTGGTTTCGGTGGTGTGGGTGGATATGCTCAAGTTGGGACCGCTGGTTCATATTTTATGACACCAGGTTTTGACCTTTTATTAAGGATGCAAGACAGAAACTTTAAGAGTAGAATGATAGGTGGTGATTTGACTTATAAGATAACCGCAGGTCCTGAAGGTAAGAAATTGGTACACTTATATAATGTACCAGGTGGTAAATTTGATTTTGGTTCTATTGCAAAAAACAACTATAACGTTTGGTATTGGTATTATGAAACAAACGATAGAGATACTTGTTTAGAAAAAAACAAAGATGTTATTAAATTACCTTCAGATGTTATGACGGAAGAATTAACATGGGGTAGTTTAAATAAACCTTCACAGAATTGGGTTAGAAAATATCTAATCGGTTATTCTAAAGAAGGTTTAGGTCGTATATGGGGTAAGTTTTCAGGTGATTTACAAGTTCCTGATAGTTCAGTTAAATTAGATTACACGTCGTTAATAACAGAGGGTAAAGATGAAAAATCTAAATTGGTTGAAGAACTTATGGCAAGATTAGAAAGATTACGTCCTGACAAAATACTTGAAAGAAAAGCAGGTGAGGCAGAGAATCTAAACAAATCTCTTAAGTTTAGAGCAATGCCCGCACCTATTAATATTATCTAACTTTCTATTGCATGTAATGCATAATCGTTACCATTAGTTTCGATAATCTCCTCTTCATTGGATTTAGTACTTTGTTCTTGAAACGAAATTACTTTTCTATTGTGTTCAACCCAAAACGGGTCGGCAAGTTCTAAACTATTTTCCACATACATAAAGTAAGGGTCTCTACCCACACGATTCCAAAATAATACTTCACTATCCGATAAAGTCATTACCTCATCTAATTTATCTTGACCTTCTTCTTTCAATGGAAATCCATTCACTAATTCACATTGTAATTTTGTAAAGAATTGTCTTTGGTCAGGTGATTCAATTAATATATCTTCTCTAATTGATGGATGAAATACAACTAACAATGGTTCAACACGTTTATTAAAATTATTAAGATAACGAGGAACATTATAATCACCTTTTAAATCAGGGTTATTCAATATTTCTTTCTCATCAATCATATAACAATTCACTTCAATATAGTCTTCAGGCATCGGTGTACCATGTTTTGTAAGATATTCTTCTAAAACTTTCTTACTAGGTCTACTAACTTTTTGAACATCACCTGATGATTTCTTAACACCATTATTAACATAATAAATTGTATCCCCTAATCCTGCCGGATAATCACTTCTCATAATTAATTCCATATGTGCTTGACGAGACATTAATGAACCAGCTTTAGTTGTTTTTTGAACATACTTTTTATAGTCATTAATGGATTGTTTAACACGAGCTTTATTTGCAATTTTCGATAACGGAATTTCCTTATTATAAATTTTACTTACAAAATCATAATATAATTCCACAAAAGACAAACCATCACCATTTAACAAATACTTTAATCCTTCATCTAAAAATTCTACTATATATGTTTGTAATTTTTTTGATTTAATTGTGTTACCTGTTAATTTAATTTTCTCTTTACCTTTCTTCATCATCTTAATGATATAATTCTTACGAGAAACATTAATACAAGCCGGTGCAACATAGTCAATATCTAATCCCATTTCATTTCTCATAAAGATATCATTGAACTCTGCAGTATCCGCTTCAATACCTTTATATTCTTTTCCTAACGTAACCATTTCATTTAATCCTTTACCAACATAAACAGTTTCATCAATATTCAATGGTGTTTCAAAGTTCACACCATCCGTGTCCATTACAAGAGGTTTATAACCTTTCTTCATATAAAACATAATCATCATTCTTAAACACTGACGACCAACACAGGTAATGGTTTCACCCATATTCATATCTCCCCAAGGGAATACGTGTGGTGCAGATAAACTACCAAAATAAGCATTGATAAAAATCTTAATTGGTAATTGTTTTCTATCATACATTTCAGCAAGAACTGGATCACTATTTTTTAATTCACCCGCAAGTAATTTATACTTGATACGAATATCGCGGAAATATTTTAACATTGATTTCTGAACACCCATCACGTCACAATCAGGAAACACATCATATACAAGTTGAATAGACGGATAGAGTGATGCGTAGTCAAACTTAACAATGTTCTTTGAATATCCAACATTTAATAATCTTGATAAACCACCAGTGATTGCACGTTTCTCGTCTTTTGCTGGTATTGCTAAATTGTTTTCATAAGACCAAGCTAACATAATAATTTTCCATAGTGTTGCAGTTCCCATTGTTGCAATTCTTTCATACGTGGTAGGTACAAGTTTTGATAATAAGAAAGTTGATTGGGAGAATGAATCATCCACAACCATAGTTTCATACAAGTCATCATCAAGATATTGTTCCACAATTTTTCTTCCTGTCCATATCTCAAATTTACCAGGATATTTCTGTGTTAGATTTTCTGTACCAGGTTCTCCAATTTGTTTGTAATTTCCTGTCTTTGGATTTACATAATAACTTTCGTTATCAAGATATATTTTGGAAATCTTTGCACCATCCACATAAACCCGATTAGGTTTTTCTTTTTCCAAATATGTTGTAATGTATTTCAATCCCCAACTTTTAATTTCAGAGTTGATTGCTTGAGCACGTCTTACTGAATGGGCGATATCAATAATATTGAAACCCCATATAACGTGTTGTTTATAAGGTTCAATTTCATTTGCAAGTTTTAACATTCCTTCCTTCTCTTTCATTCCTTGCGTTGTGAATATTTGTGTTAGACCATTAACATCAACACCAAGTATTTCTGCACGTTTTAATATAAATGGCCAGTCAAAGAACGCGGAGTTATAACCTGCAACAATGGTTGGTTTTAAATCTTTAATATACTTAAAAAATCTTTCAATACATTTCTTTTCGCCGTCTTCACCGAACGCGGCAATTGTTTCATTCATACCACGGTTATCTTTAACCCCGATTAATATGATAACACAAGTTTCAGGGTCAAGACCAGTGGTCTCAATATCAAATACAAATCTATTAACACCACTATATTCATCAATACCTTTAAATAATCTTTTTTTCTTCTGTATAAGATATTGTTCTACAGGATTTAATACAGTAAAATGTTGTCTAACTTTTTCATCCCAAGGATTCAATCCACCCATTCTAAAGAATGAAATTAAATCTGTATACGATTTAATACTCTTAACGATATGTGTCATACCATTTTCTAAACGTTCGTTGCCGTGTGTATCTAACTTTTCAATTAATATCCCAAACTCACCCATACGTTTTTTCTGCATGGCTTTTGAGTTGTTATAAAAATTTAATCCTGTTAAATCACCTACCCATATAAACGGTGTAAATGTGTCAGATTTAATGATTTTTCCTTCGATTGGGTCTTGGATAATTTTCCAAATTGTATTTGTTGGGTAGTCGTATTCAACTCCGACGATATACATTTCGTCGTCACCACCATTGAGGAAGCCTTCAATAACTTCCTGAGAGATAACCTCTTTCATCTTCTAATTTTTTTTAATGTGACGTATTAGCTTGTGATTAAATCACAGTTTGCCTTGTTTACATTAATAAGTATAAGAAAAAAAGGGGGTATTAAAAAATATTGATGTATAATTTTTCTTTAACAGGCAATATAAGTTTATTACCATTATCAAACGACACGTTTACTTTTCCTTCAAATTTACCTATTTCAGATGTCTGTTGTTCAGTGAATCTGAAAACGATATAATATTCGTCAGTCGTTTGGTTATATAGTTTTGTTCTTGTTGTGATATTACAAGTTTCATTTAATAACACGGGTTCACCGGTATTAACATCAAACATTTCAAATGTGATTGTTGCGTTTTCCAATAAATCGTTGAATGATGATTTGTCGTTTTTACCGTCATCAATCATCCTCATTTTTAATATTGGGTCAGATGCCCCTTGTCTTATAAAGAATTCCATATGTTATAAATATATATTTTTGTTATAAACCGTATTTAGATTTGTCTGCGTTATAGTTATTCAAAACTTCAGTTGATGTTAATGCACTACTATATATTCTAGTTATACCAATCTTTCCATCAAACCATTGTGCATATTCACCTCCATTGTATGAACCAATGTATAAGTTTGTAGTCGTATTTAATATACTAGTCAAACTATGTCCTACACTACCGATACTTGTACCATTAACAAATGTTTGGAATGTATTTGCTGCAACATTGGTAAAAACGTAAACTATTT